GTTGTGGACGAATACTCGTGGAATTCGTTTCGCCGGTTACATCTGGCGAGCGGGCAGTGGGTGGTGATTCTCGACTATCCGCCGAGTCCGCGTTCTCCCAAGTACATCGCGTGGTGGTAGGAAAACCTGAAGGAGCTTGAACATGAGATTCTTGTCGTGCGTTTTTGCCGCATGCCTGATCGCCGGTACGGCGTCGGGACAGCAGTTGATCGACGTGCCGGATATTGCCAAGGACGAAATCACGCGCCGAGGCGATCTGGTTACGCATACGGAGCAGCGAACGGGCGGAACGCAGGCGTTCACCGAGGCGACCACGCTTCCCGCTGACGATTCGCACAAGTGGTTCCTCACGGTGGTGACCGCACCGGACTGCCAGCACTGTGCCCGTCTTAAGGCGGACCTGGCCAAGTCGCCACTGAAGGCGTGGGTCGATTTGCAGGAGGCGGCCAAGTCGTGGAGCCATTTTCACGAGTATGTGGCTGGTGACGAAACGCAGGAGTGGCGTTGGAAGCAGATCAAGATTGGGGGCTATCCCACGATCCTGGTCCAACCGCCGATCGACGGTCAGTACGGTGATCCGGCGACGGTAGTATTCCAGCAGACGGGCTACGACGGGGATGCCGAGAAGCTGTCCACGCACATGAGTGTGGCCATCCGTCGCTATACCGACAGTCTGGCTCAACGACGGGTGATCCAGGGCGGACATCGACAGGTTGATCCGTCCGGTGCCGGGCAACCGGTGATTGGTGTGGACCCTCCGTTCACGCCGGTCTCTCCTTTGCCAAACCCTACGCCGTACCCCAACCCCTACCCAAGTCCGTACCCAACGGTGCCTCCGCTGCCGACGCCCCAGCCAGTGCCCCAGCCGAGTCTCGGAGGAATGTTGGCAACGCTGCTCGGTGGGATGTTGGGGAGCAACGGTCTGCAAACATTCATCCTGTTGGCGATCCTCGGTCTGGCCGGAGTCCGGACGTTTCGCAAGGCGACCAACCAGCCACTGCTGCTGGACGACGCCGCTTTCGAGTCCATGAAGAAGATGCTGACCGACCTGGCAAAGGCCATGACGCCCAACGCCTCCGGCCCCTCCGATCAGCCGCCCAATCGCTGATTGAGATTATCCGTGGGTGGCTGATGCTCGGTTGGACGCTGCCACGAGTGGCCGCGCTACTGGCGTGGCTGCTCGTGGTAGCCCTGACCCTGAGGATCTCAAAGACGGCACTGGAACTGTGGAAAGGTAAATCATGACACACGCGTTGCTGCTGGTACTACTCGCGGGAATCGCTACTGAACCAGAACCGGAGCATCCCGCTCCGCGTGGTCCGGCGCTGGTGGCCTTCTCGTGTCCGGACCACTTCACACTGGTCTCGGTCGTGAAGCCCGCGGAGCAGCCCCATGTGGAAGCGCCGACAACGAAACCGGTCGCCGATGCCGAAACGACGAACTGTCCCGGTGGCCAATGCTCAGCACCGGTACGGAGATCCCAGCCGACGAGGCGAGTGTTTTGGTGGTGGCGAAGGTAGGCGAAGGGTAGCCAGCGATGGCCGGGTTTTCGATCCATCCGAGATGCGAGGTCGACGACGACATGCTGTTCGCCGTCGTGGGACCGAATGGACTGTGCCTGCCGTTGCGGCTGCTGACACAGAAAGAGGCGGAATCGCTGGCCGATACGCTGAACGAGTATCTGGATGAATCGGAGGAAGACTGACCGATGCCGCAAGCCGACATCATCGAAACCGCGGATGCTGTGGTCGCCGAGTTGAACAGCGGCACCTTCAGTCAGCCGTTCGTGGCCGAGCGGGGATACCTGCCCACGTTCGAGTTGCCGGATTTGAACACGCTCAAGGTTACTGTCGTGCCCAAGGAGGATGGCGGCAAACTGGACACCCGATCGTCATCGACCCACGAGTATGCCGTCGACATTGGAATTCAGATGAAACCGCCAGATGTGGACAACGCCAGCCTGGATCCGCTGACGTACTTGACCCAGGAGATTGCCGACCACTTCCTGTTCGGAAAACGGCCGGGCGGGACCACGTTGATTTCACCGCAGGTCCGGGTCCTTTACCTGCAGGACCACCTACACAAATTCCGTCAGTTCACCAGCGTCGTGACGCTGACATTTCGCGGTTGGAGACAAGCTGCCTAAGGCTGCAAGGAGTAGCACATGACTCTCGTACAAGCGCCCGTCGTGGGCAAGGACTGCAAGCTGTACTTGAACGGAGGCACCCACGCGACGCCGACGTGGACCGAGGTCAAGAACGCCATCAACGTCTCGGCCAACCTGGGCAAAGGCGAGGCCGACGTTTCCGCCCGGTTCAGTGGCTGGAAGCTGACCAAGGGCGCGCTCAAGGAGTTGGAGATCAGCTTCACGTATCGCCACAAGGCGGGCGATGACACGGTCTTCGATTCATTGCTGGACGCGTACCTGAACGACACGGCCAAGGAGTTCGTGGTCCTGGATGCGGAAGTCACCGAGGCCGGCGCCCAGGGGCCAAGAGCCTACTGCGAGATCATCTCCATGAACCTGACGCAGGAATTGGAGAACGCGGCCGAGTACGAATTCACGCTGAAACCGACCTACTTCGAGGAAGGCGGCGCGTTGGTCGAGCCGGACTGGTTCGAAGCGGTCTGATGCCTCGGAGGATGTGACACATGACGTTTGACAGAAAACGATTGGAAGCCCTGAAACAGGGGCTTGCACCGGCCGGCGACAACGGCTTCGTGTCGATCGCCGCCAAAGACCTGCGCTGGCTCATTGAGCTGGTGGAGTCGTCGCAGGAACCGCATAAGCCGTTTGTCGTGATGGATCAAATCGAAGGGGAAGAAATCGAATGAGTACGTGGAAAGACTCCCAGGGACGAACCTGGCAGATGGCCATCAATGTGAACACCATCAAGCGGGTCCGCGAAATGGCGGGCATCAACCTGTTGGACGTGTTCGACGGCCAATTGCTGAATCGAATCGCCGAAGACCCGGAGTTGCTCGTCAACACGCTGTACGCAGTCTGCCAGCCGCAAGCCGAGCAACAGTCGGTTGCCCCGGAAGCGTTCGCGGAACTGTTCGTCGGTGACGCCATCGAGGAAGCCGGCACGGTGCTCGTACAAGGGCTGATCGATTTTTTCCCGAAAGACCGTCGCGAAGTCCTGGGGCGGCTGTGGGCAGCGACGGGCAAGGCACAGACGGAAGCGATCAAGCTGGTGACGAGCAAGCTGGACGGCCCGAACATCGACGCCACGATCCAGGCGGTGATGAAGCAGGCGAGCGACCAGATCGACCGCGAGCTGCAGACCTTATGCGAAGGATCTGGGAACTTGCCGGAATCCTCGGCGTCGATCCCGGTCCCCTGACGTTACGCGAACTCGTGTGGATGTACGCGGGGCGACGTCGGGAACACTGGCTGCACACCGCTCACATCATGGCCTTGCTCGCCAACTGCCATCGCGATCCCAAGCGAATGCGACGGCCGTTCGACGTGGCCGATTTCCTGCCGCTCGATTTGAAATCGACTGTGCGACGCGCTACGGGTCTGCGCTTGACGGCGAGGAACCTGCGACTGCTCAAACCGCTGTTCGACAAAAAGAGGTCCTGACCGATGGCCAATCAGTTCCAGATGACGATGCGGATGACGCAGTTCTTCCTAGACCGGCAGGAAGTCACGAAACGCATCGGCAAGGCCAATCGGCGGGCGATGTCCAAGGTCGGGGCCTATGTCCGTCGCCGCGCTCGCTCCAGTCTGCGACGACGGAAGCGCCCCTCCGAGCCCGGCCAACCTCCCAGCGTTCACAGTCGGAACAAGGTCGCCACGCTCAAGAACATCTTGTTCGCCTACGACCCAGGCAACGAGACGCTTGTTGTGGGCCCCGTCCGGCTGAATCTGAGCAAGGTGCTGGGCCCCCAGCTGGGCACTGCGACGGTACCTCAGGTCCTTGAGTTCGGGGAGACCGTGAAGGTCCGCGAAGTTCGCGTCGGCAAGAGCTGGCGTTCCGGCATGCGACGCGTGCGATCCGGACAGCCGGTGAGAGTTAGATCCGCCAAGTATGCACCGCGCCCATTCATGGGGCCTGCCTTGGAGGATGAAGTTGCGTCGGGCACAATTCCCGACGCCTGGTCCGGCAGCGTGAAAGGATAACGTATGGCAGGAGGCCGCGAAGTCCGAGCCGGCAAAGCCTACGTGGAGATCGCTCTGCGCGATCGCGTCCAGACAGGCCTGCGTCGCATGGCCACGCGCCTGCGTACGTTCGGTGCGACGGTCGGCGCAATCGGGGCTGGCCTCACCGGCGCCGGCGTGGCGATTGCTGGCCCACTGGCCTTTGCCACCAAGACCTTCGCCGACTTCCAGGACCAGATGCTTGCCGTTCGCGCCGTCACCGGAGCGACCGGGCAGGCGTTCGAGTCGCTGAATGAACAGGCCAAGCTGCTCGGACGAACCACGTCGTTCACCGCGGCGCAAGTGGCCGAGGGCATGCTGAACCTGGGACGCGCCGGATTCAGCTCTTCTGAAATCCAGTCTTCCATCGCTGGCGTACTGAGCCTGGCGCGAGCCACCGGAACCGATCTGGCGCAGTCGGCCGACATCGCAGCCGGCACGTTGCGAGCCTTCGCCCTGGACGCCAACCAGATGGGTCGCGTCACAGATGTTCTGGTCGCGACGGCCAACAACTCGGCTCAGACGCTCGAGGACCTCGGCGAGTCCATGAAGTACGTCGCGCCGATCGCCGAGGAATACGGGCTCAGTCTTGAGCAGACGGCCAAAGCGGTGGGCGTCCTGGCCAATATGCAGATCAAAGGATCGATGGCGGGCACGTCGCTACGGCAGATGATGCTTCGTCTGGCGAATCCCCAGGTCCAGGAACAGCTACAGGCAATGGGTGTCCAGGCCCTGGATGCCGCCGGGAATCTGCGACCTGTGGGCGATATCTTGCTGGACCTCGGTCGGGCCATGCAAGGTATGACCAATGCCGAGCGTCTTGCAATCGGGACCGAACTGTTCGACCAGCGTGCCGCCGGTGCCGCGCTGAAGCTGGCCAAGAGTGACTTCCCGGCGCTGGGACAAGCCATCGACAACGCGGGCGGCGTCGCGCAGCGCACGGCTGAAATGATGGATTCCGGGGTTGGCGGTGCTTTCCGTCGACTTATGTCCGCCGTGGAAGGTGCGCAGATCGCCTTGGGAGAAACGCTCGGCAAAGCCATCGGCAGCCTGATGGACGAAGCGACGGCCCTGCTCGGTCGAATCACGGAATGGATCTCGGCCAACAAGCAGTGGGTCGTCGGCATGGTCCTGGCTGCTGCCGCAATGACGGCGATTGGAGTTGCCTTGGTCGCAGTCGGGGCCGTGGCAGCCACGCTCGCGTGGACGCTCGGTGGACTCAGTATTATCTGGAGCGGGATGACCGCGACGGCTGGCATGCTCGGTCGGGCGCTGGTGGCTCCATTTGCTGGTGCCATGCGGGGCGTTGGGATGTTCCGCAGCGGACTGCAGCGGCTGGTGTCTCCGCTGAAAGCGATCCCCGGTTTGATTGGAAGGCTCGGCACCGCGTTCCTTCCCGTCGGCCGAGCGGCCGTTACTGCGGCTACGCGTGTGGCCACAGCAGTCCGGCGCATCACTGAGGGCGTTGGACGCAGTATCTCTGGGATGACCAGCCAGGTCGTACAGCGGGTGGTGTCCACAGTCGCATCGAGCTTGCCACGGCTGGCCGGCGTCGGTCGATCCGTCTTCGCACGCATGGGGCAATACGCACGCGCCCTGGCGCCGATGGTCAGTGGCGCTGCGAACGCCGCCTTCTCTCGTATCTCCACAGCAGCTGCGCCGGCTATCGCCCGTGTGAATGCCGCTTGGACGTCGTTGACGCAGCGTATGTCCACAGGCTGGCAGGCGGTCAGTACGCGAGCGACCGCCGCGTGGCAAGCCATGAGTTCGCGGGCCAGCGTCATCTGGCAACAGATCCAACAACGGGTGTCCGCGTCCGCGAGTCGAGTTTCGTCCGCCTGGACTGCAGTTGCCGCGTCGATCGGAGCACGGTGGCAACGGGCCAGCTCGCGAATCACCGGGCCGTTCAACGCCGCGATGTCCCGAGTCCAGCAGATCGGGCAACGGGCGGTCTCACGCGTCTCCGCCGCCTGGATGCGTCTGCCGACTTGGGTGCGGGGACCGTTGACGCAAGTAGCCGGAATGGCCAAGCAGGATTTCGGACGGGTCGCTACAGCCGCGATGGGCGCTGTCGGGCGGATCCGGGCGACCTGGCTCACGCTGGGACCGGCACTCGGACGTTCGCTGCGCACCAACATGATCAGCGCGTTTGCAGCGGTACGATCGACCGGCTTGGCGACGTTTGCCCGGTTGCGAGCTGCCGGCTCGGGAATCATGAGCCGTATCGGAACGGGTGTCAGGGGCGCCGGCGGCCGCATGGCCGGAGCGTTCGGCAGTCTCGGTTCGCTGGCTGGGATTCTCGGAGCCAGTATCGGCGGGCCACTGGCTCCGCTGTTGATGGCAGCCCCACTCGTGATGTCGGCGCTGGGTGCGGTGGGTTCCGCCTTGGCGGCGCTCGCATCACCTGTGGGACTGGTTGTAGCTGCCATCGGCGTGGCCGTTTACGCCTGGTACAAGTTCAGCGACACGGGACGCGCTGTGGTAGGCGGTATCGGCCAGGCTCTGGGTGAACTGTGGGCCACTGTGAAAGACGTCTTCGGAGGCATTTCCGATGCGCTGGCGGCTGGTGACATCCGTCTGGCAGCCCGAATCCTGT